AGGCAGGAAGGCGAAACCAATGCCGCTCCACCCACCGCGCTCATACGCACGGCGCACCACGGCCAGTGTGGCCAGCCGCTGCCGGTCGCGGTCATCGCCCTGCCCACCCGTGCGCCGACCGCCCTGCACGTAATACGGAATCTTGCCGGGCTTGGTCTGGCCCTCCTTGGCCTCGAACTTCCACAGCAGCCATTGCTGCCGTGTTGCTAAATCTTGGGGGATGTTTTCCCAAACCGGAGGCACCACCACCGGGGTTTGTGAGTCTGTCATTGTGTTTGGCTACCTGACCCAATCGGCCATGCACTGGCCCAAGTCAACCCAGCCCTGCTCCACCAGGGGCGTGTCCATATCCACCAGCACATACTCGGCCACAGGGCGGTTGCGGTAGTCCACCCGGCGCTCCCCCACAATCTGCAGCGCCCCCGATCGGCGCATGTTGTCCACACAGCGGCGGGCCGCATCGCGCCCCACACAAGAGCGGTCGGCCAGCTCGGCCAGCGTGGCACCCCGCCCAATGCCCTTGTCTTGTAGGCCCAGCTCAGCCACCACATCACGCGCCGCCTGGATCAGCGCCTGCCGAATCTCGCCAGCGGGGCGCATCAGGCCACCGCCCGAATACCGCCACGGGCTTGAATGTGTTCAATGGCCTTGAGTGCCCGGTTCATGGTGTCGGCTGCGCCGTGGATCACCTCGGTCAGATTCACCAGTTCGTCCGATGGGTCTTTACGTGTGGGGCGGGCATGCAAGGTCTCATCGCACATGTATGACAGCGGGTCATACGCCTCGCAGTAACGCATCAGGCGCACCACCTGGCCAAACGTCAGCCGCTGGTCACCCGTGGGGCTGCAGCACTCCTTCAGCCTGGCATACGCGCTCTCGGGCTTCATGTCGGGGAAGATGTGCGCAGCCACCAGCTTGAAGGGCTTGCCGCTGCTGCCAATTGCGGTGGCAATGGCGTCAAATTCATCGTCGTAAAACAGCTTCATCGAAGACTCCGTAATTTTTAGGGGTGTTTAGGGGAGACGAAAAAAGGCAAAAAAACACACTGCAGGCATGCAGCAAATAAAAAACACCCACCGCCCCGATGCGCCTAGGGCCGTGCGTCTTCCCACGCACGGCGTTGACAGGGAGGTAATCAAACACAGAGGCCCATCGGAATTGATGGCGGAGGGTGTGAAAAAAATGGCGAGCACCCCTAACGCTGGACAATGGAGTTCTCACACCACCAAAGCCAACAGAAGGGGCACTCATGACACCGGACGAACTGATCACGCGCATCTTCAAACTCCAGGCAGAGTTGAATGCGACAAAAACCGCGCAAGAGGCGCTGATGGTTGCTTTGCCAGATCAGCAGCAAGAGCTATGGATGACAGCTCTTCGGACTCTTGCAGCCAGCCAAGCTGCCACTCTTTCAACGCCTGGCGTCGGCGCCACGGGAGCACAGGGCCAGATCGAGGCCGTGCAGCGACGTATCGAACATTTGGAACGCGTGCGAAAAGCCTTTGTAAAAGCATCCTAGGCCCCCTGCACCGCTACGTTTTCAGTAGCTGCTTGCGATGCACTGGTGGGGGCTTGTGCCAGTTCTGGCATAAAAAGATGCGGGTACTTGACCTTGATGGCAGACGGAATGCCACGCACCATCCAGTTCTGGACGCGCTGGGCACCGCCCCGCTTGTCAATCGAAATCAGCTCCGCAACCTTGGAAGGCCCCCCAAGGCGGCGGATCAATTCAGCGTCATGCGTCGATGTAGTCATGACCGACATTAAACACCATGTTTATACAAAACGCAAACATGGCGTATAACAACATTTTGTTTAAAGCCACCAAAATCAACGGCATGCATCCGTCGATGGTCAAGCTCTACAAAATTGCCAAGGACACCCAGAAGGTCGTCGGCCAGTCTGCCGTTGCCCGTGCGCTGGTCGAGTCACCCCAAACCGTCAAAAACTGGGAGAAACGCGGGATCTCCAAAGGCGGCGCGATGAAGGCGCAGGCAGTGTTTGGCTGCAATGCCAATGACCTGCTGCAGACACATGCCGAGATCGATATGGCGAATGTCCATGTTGCCCGCGAGCCAGCGCCCGTCCTCTACGCTCAGGCGCGTACTGACAAATGGACCAACGCTGCAATTGAAATCATGCAAGGCCTGGATGAGGCTCAAAAGCAAGCCATGGTGGCCCGGATGCGGGAATTCAAGCAATACCTTGGCCCACCCCGCGACGGCCAAGCTCTATCAATGGCCGGTTAAAAAAAGGGAGCCCCGGAAACAAAAATATATACACCCCGGGCAGCAACAATTCGAGTTCGTTGGACAAGACCAGAGCCGCAACAGCGGCCCGGAGTAATTCTGTTTTTAAGGGAAATTTCGATGACGGAAGAGGAAAAGCCAAAGAGCAGAATTATGAAATACGGAGGTGGCTTTCTCGCCCTCATGTCTGGCCTAGCGATGTTCGGGATGGCCATCACAGAACCATGGTGGAAGACACTGGGCGTTGCGATCTTGATTGGCGTCATATGGAAAGCGTGGAAGGTTCGTCCGGTAACGCAACCTGCGCAAAGTTTTGACGAAGCGAGATACGGAATATCGCCACAACCATCAGCGGCCAGCAAGCCGAAGACTCTCCCCTCCAGTACGCCTATCGGTGACCTTTTTCACTGGCCCGATGATCAGGGGACGGTGCCTGTTTACGGTACGCGCTACTACCAATCTGCTCTCAAAGACTTAGCTGGCGAACATGGCAACCGCCGTGCCGATGTTCAAGTCACTGCTCACCTGATACCAGACCCAAAAAATGAGCACGACGACAAAGCCATCCGGGTTGATGTCAACGGCAAAACCGTTGGCCATCTTTCCCGCGATGACGCACGCAGCTTTCGCCGTCGCCTCGGGGCTAAGAAGATCGGCCCCGTCACCACCACATGCACCGCCAGGGTGTGGGGTGGCTTTGACCGAAACAATGAGCCGCGTGACTACGGCGTAGACCTCTTCATCAAGTCATTCGGCGCATAGATTAAACACCGCGGTTGCTTTTTGTTTAAACATGGTGTTTAATCCACTTCGACCCGCCACAAACAGGCGGCAAGGAGTGACGAATGGACCTGAGTTACAAGAGCCTCGAATTCCGCGAAGGCTGCGCTGCTTACGCTGACGGCATAGACGGCTACGCTGCCACCCCTTACCAGGACGGCAGCCAGGAAATGACCGACTGGTTTGCCGGTTGGTTGGCCGCCCGCATTGAAGACCGTGCCGAGGTGGCGGCATGAAGCCCGCCATCCTCGCCTGGGCGCCCATCATGCTGGTGGCGCTGGGCATGTCCGTAGCGTGGCGGCTTGACGGCCCCGCGCACTCTGAATTTGCCGTGGCTGACGACCTGGCCATCGCCCAGGCCCAGGCCGCCCAGGCGCTGCGCCACGACCTTGCCGCAGCCAAGCTGTGCCGCACCACGCACGGCGAGGCGGCCTTCGCCTGGACGGCGGACGGCGGCCTGGTGTGCATCCCACGCCGCAGCAAGCCCGTGGTGGCCCGCATGGAGCCGCTGCCATGATCCCCATCAAAAAACTGCTTGGGTACGACACGCAAGAACACGCGGCCATGGTGCGCAACCTCATAGCCCGCCACACCGCACCTACCACGCCCACCTGCCCGCCGTGCACCGGGCACTGCAACCAGGGCCGCGCCTGCCCCACCCACCTGCACACGCGCAACGGCGGCCAGGTGATTGACACCACGGGCGCGGTCACGCAGCACCGGCACGAGGCCACAGATGACGATGTGTTCAACGACTTCGGCCGCGCGCAGACGATGGCGCTGCATGTGGTGGTCTGGGTGTTTGTGGTCACCCTCTGCATCTCGCTGGCGGTGTGGTTTGGGCCGTGGCAGGGGGCATGAACCATGCACACGCCTGCACACACGCTGCTTGAGTACACCGGCACCCTGCTGCACCCGGCCGAAGTCCGCGCCCGCGTGCTCGACGGCCAAGCCCACGCAGTGCCCGTGTTGTGCCTTGACATCGAGCTTGACAACCCGCTGCGCAACCACATGCACGTCGAACAGCCCTTCCAGGTGGACCACCACAAACAGGCCCGGGCCGCCGCGCACCGCCTCAAAAAAGGCACCCAGGTCACCGTCCAGGCCTCACCGCTGGACCTGCAAATTGTGTCGCGCAACGCGGCGCATATCCACGTTATCACCGTCACCCCGGAGCACCCACAACCATGCCCCAAGTCATCATTACTCTCAGCGACACCCCCACCGGCGGCGTCGCCATCCACACCGACTTTCGGCCCGCCATCGGGGCGCCCTGCAGCAATGCACAGTCTGCCGCCCTCGACATCATCGCCCGCACAAAACTTGATTGGGGCATGACCCACACCGGCGAAAAAGCCCCGCTGGTGTCAGAGGTGGACATCGACGACGCCGTGCACCGCACCCGCGACCGCGTGGTGCCGGAGCGCGGGCGATGACTCAATCGCGCCTGTCCAGCCTGGTCGAGGCGGTCATCAACACCGCCATCGGCTTTGTGGTCAGCGTGGCCATTACAGCCGTGGTGCTGCCCGCCTACGGCCACGCCGTCACGCTCTGGCACAACCTGCAGATCACCGGCATCTTCACCATTGCCAGCATTGCCCGCAGCTACTGCGTGCGCCGCTGGTTCAACGCCAGCATCCATGCCGCAGCCCAGCGTATCGCCGCTGAGGCCGGCCAGTTCAACTAACCCGAGCCATCACAGCATGACCACCGAATTCGCAAACATCGCGCTGGACCGCATCGCCCCCAGCCTCACCAACCCGCGCAAGAATTTCAACCCGACCAAGTTGGCCGAGCTGGCCGAAGACATCAAGCGCCGGGGCATCGATACCCCCATCACTGTGCGCCCCCTGCCAGGCAGCCGCGTGGCAGACACCGACCGCACCGTGCAGTTCGAGCTGGTGTGCGGTGAGCGCCGCCTGCGTGCCAGCGAGCTGGCCGGTGTGGCCACCATCCCCGCCATGGTGCGGGCCCTGACCGACGACCAGGCACTGGAAATCCAGCTCTGTGAAAACCTCAAGCGTGACGACCTCACCGAGCTGGAGGAAGCCGATGGCTACGAGACCCTGATGAAGCACGCCAACATCAGCGCCGACCAGGTGGGCGAGCGGATCGGCAAGAGCCGCAGCTACGTGTACGGCCGCATCAAGCTGCTCGATCTGTGCAGCGAGGCCCGTGTCAGCCTGCGCGACGGCACCATTGATGCCAGCCGCGCCCTGTTGGTGGCCCGCATCCCAGACCACAAGTTGCAGATCAAGGCCATGAAGGAGATCGTGTCAGGTGGCTCTTACTATCGCGGGGAACCCCTCACCTACCGCCAAGCGCTGGAGCACTTGCAGCACAACTACATGCTCAAACTCAGCGAGGCCAAGTTCAAGATCACCAGCGTGGATCTGGTACCCGCAGCCGGTAGCTGCAAAACCTGCACCAAGCGCACCGGCCACGACCCCGATCTGTTTAGCGATGTGAAGGGTGCAGACATCTGCACCGACCCGCCCTGCTTTCACAAGAAAGAAGAAGCCCGCGCCGCCGCCCGGGTGAAGGAGGCCAAGGACAAGGGCCAGACCGTCATCGCAGGCAAGCAAGCGCAGGAGCTGCGTGCCCAAAACAGCTACCGCGACAAGTTCGTCGGTTACCGCGACCTGGATGCGGTTGACGACAGCCCCACCGACCAGCCGCTGCGCAAACTCATTGGCCCGCTGATGAAGGCTGAGGGCATCAAGCCCGTGCTGATCGAGGGCACCCGCAACAAGGACGAGCTGGTGGAGTGCCTGCCCAATGAAGTGGTGCTCAGGCTGCTCAAGACCGCCGAGCAACAGGCCAAGGCCGACAGCGACGGCAAGGCCGACAAAGCCGCCACCAAGGAAATGCAGCAGCTGGTCAACGACAAAAAGGCCA